AAACAGAACGAGCAGATGGTGGAAGCGCAATACACAATTGAGGAAACAGTCGGATGAGACTTGAAGAGCAGACCTATCAGCCAAAAATCTATCCAACCGATAGTCGTGCGCCTAAGATCGTGGACGATTGGGGCGGTCTGCACCGTGAAAACAGAGATTGGCGTAGCGTTCCGGTTGAAAAGCCGAAAAAGGTCAAGGTTAAGGCAAAATGAACTGGCAACCGCAGGTCGGCCCCCAAGAAAAGGCGATACGTGCCAATTTTGTAGATGAAATATTCTACGGAGGCGGTCGAGGCGGTGGTAAGTCGTGGACATTGTGCTATATGTTCCTGATGGGTGTAGAAAAATACGGTGAACATTGGAAGGGTGTGTTGTTTAGGCGAACCTACCCGGAGTTGGACGAGATTATAGACCAGACGCGCAAAATGTATCGTGATTTTTATCCGGATGCAGAATACAAGGTCGGAACGCATCAGTGGCAGTTTCCAAACGGGGCTACGCTCAAGCTCAGACACATAGAAAACGAGGCTGATGCAGACCATTATCAGGGTATGGCTTTTACGTTTGTTGCTTTTGATGAGTTAGGTAGCTGGAGTGACTTAAAAGCCTATCACAAGATCAAGGCGTGTTTGCGTTCGGGCAGTGCCGATGTGCCGGACAAAAAGATTGTCAGTTCCGGTAACCCCGGTGGGCCGAATCACCAGAATATCAAAAAATACTTTATTGACCCTGCACCGGAAGGCACGGTGATTGAGGGTGAAGACGGTATGAACCGTATGTATATCCGCAGTCTGGTTACGGACAACAAGATTTTGTTAGACCGCGATCCGCACTACATCAACCGTTTGAAAAGCGTGGGTGACGAGCATTTGGTAAAGGCATGGCTTGAAGGCGATTGGGATGCGTTCGTCGGCCAATATTTCACCAACTGGAACGAAAAGAAGATCACGGTTAACAGTTACGAAATACCCGAACACTGGCCATTGTTTGGCGCTATGGATTACGGTGAAGCTGCACCTACTTCTTTTGGCCTATACACGGTAGACTACGATGGAAACGTCTATCGCATTGCAGAATATTACCAGGACAACGCCAGTGCATCGCAACATGCAGACAACATCACAAAGATGATTGATAGTTGTCCGTTTACGGATGGACGCTACCCACAAACGATCTATTGCGATCCTTCAATGTTTACCAAGCGCCGGTTGTCGGCTGCTATCTCTCATTCACCGGCAGATGTTTTTGCAGAGCATGGGTTGTTTTTAACCAGAGCATCCAACGACCGGATTACTGGATGGCGTGTAATTAACGACGCGCTGATTAAAGAACGCTTTTTCTGCTTTAACGGCTGGAACGATGCACTGATGCGAACCATGCCGGCGTTGCCACGAAGCAACAAGAATCCGGAGGATCTGGACACTCACGCAGAAGACCACGCAGCGGATGAATTACGCTATGCAATGATGCACGTATATCGACCGCACAAGCCGGAAGATGAACAACCGTATGAAGGCACCGGACAAGAAGTTATCGACATGATGGAACAAGGCTGGGGCGTACGCAAAGGGCGTTACGCACTGGCATAACAGGAGAAAATGCTATGAAGGGTTTTAATGGAACGCCAATGACAACCAAGCCGAACCGCAGTAAAAAAGGCAGTCGCGTAACGCCAAAGGCAGCAGGGTCGGACAACTTAAAGAAGGTTGGCAAAGGCAAATAGTTTGAAGCAGAAACAAATTGAATACTGGCGAGCAGCCATAGAAGACGGTCGTAAGTACATGAAGACGCGCCACAAAACGTGGCGTAGACTTTTGAAGACTTATGAACTTGACTTTGATGTGCCTGGTCTGGACGAAGATAAGATTGTCAAGATCTCTCGCATGTATCCGTTGGCACGTCAGATCATAGCCAGTGTTTCGTTTAACTATCCGCATGTATTCTTCAAAGTTGAAGAACCGGGTAGAGAGTTTGCTGCGGAGATACTTGAGCGTGTAGCCAATGCTGCGTTAGAGCAAATGGATGCAAAACGCGAAGTGCAACAGGTTATTTTTGATGCGCTGTTTTGTAGTGTGGGTTGGTTGAAGTTTGGCTATAACCCTCCAGGTGATGATGACATTGTTGCACCATACACCATTAACGATGCTCAGGAAAACGACTTTCCGTATGTGCATCGGGTGTCGCCGTTTAACGTCTACGTTGATCCATTATGTCCTCCGCACAAATTGTCAGGCGCACGGTATATCATCGAAAAGATGATGGTGCCTTTAGAGTTTGTAAAAGAGGACGACCGGTTTGTAAACCGTAGGCAGATTGAGGCGATGTCAGATGAAGATCAGGCCGACGCTTTTATTTATGACATGCAAGATGCCGAACACTCTGACGAGTATGACGCGGTGCAGCATTCCAAGCAAGGTCAGATGGTTTGCCTGTATGAAATCCATGACCGTCTGCATAAAAAGCGCATCACGTTTGCCGAAGGAGTGACCGATCCGATTGAAGAAGTCGATCATCCGTTTTTAGCAATGAAACCAATTACAGAAACTGATCCTTTTACTGGCGAAGAGATGATGACCGGTGAGTTTGAACCGGCTGGTGGCTATCTGATGGACGGTGGCTTTCCATACCACGCACTGCGGTTTGACCAGACCGAACGCTCGTTTTACGGCGAACCGCCAATGGCGTATGTCGAGGACACGCAGTCGCTCATTGTTGAGTCCGTATCACGCAGAGCCGATCTGTTAAAACGGTTCCAGCGTGTGGTCTTAGCCTCGCGCCGAGAACGCGAAGCCAACCAGGATATTGGTGATACGTTAGAGGGCGGTCGTGACGGTGAGATTATCTGGGTGGAAGATCCTAATACCAGTATGCGCGAGATGAACTTTGGCAACCCTCCACCGGATCAGTTGGGTCTGGAGTCGGATGCACAAAGTTACGAGGAACAAAGTTTAAACGTATCGCAGATGGCAATGGGCGGTGGGCCGAAGGTTACGGCTACACAGGCCAGTTTGTCTGCAAGTTTTGCTCAGGTCAACCGCGAGTGGATGCAGTTGCGCGTAGCCGATTGCTACCGTGCTGTTGTTCGCAACTCGTTACGTATGATGGCCGATGAAAGATATTTACCCGATGACTTCTTAGTCAACGTAGCCAGAGATACCGAAGATCCAGTATACGAGGCGGTGACTGCTGACATTCTACGGATACGTTACAAGATTGACATCGAAGCCGGTAGTATGCAGCCGTTGACCGAACAATTGGAACGTCAGGACGCACTACAGCTTTTTAACATGACGATCAACCTTCCGGAGATAAACCGCATTGAAGCGATCAAGTCATTACTGGCATCGTTTCGTGTGCAAGATCCTGATAAATATTTAGGTGATGCAGAAGACGGTGACACGTTGAAAGCGGCACAACTGGAGAACGTAGCCTACCTGATTAACGGTGGCGATCCGGGTGTCACGCCAAACGAGAATCACCAGATGCACATACAAATCCACCAACAGATACAACAACTTCCACAGTTTCAGCAACTATTACCACAACAACAGCAACAGGTAATGGGTATAGTGCAAAACCACATACAGCAACATCAGCAGATGCTGAACCAGATGGCGCAAGGTCAAGCACCGCAAGCAGCCGGTGGTGGCAGTAATGCCGGAGTAGCAGAGGGCAATATTATGTCACTTGTACGTAGCCAAGCTCAAGAAGTTTCTCAGGCCATACAAAACGCACCAGGACAAGGATAATGCTGGTATTTCACGATTATGAATGCGAAGACGGACATCGTCAGATTGACGTAGCCAACGACTCAAGCAAGGTCAGGCGCACGATTGAATGCAATCAGTGCGATAAAAGTGCAGCCATGCTGTTTATCGTAAGCAATTTTATACATAACTCACACAGCAATATGTATGGCAAGTTTCACGCTGGTTTTGGTGAAGTGGTGGAGAGCTACAGCCATAAACAGGAATTGTTAAAAAAATACAACGTGACAGAGAGTGCCGATGCAGTTGGTGGTTCTCGATGTCATATCAACTCCAATGTAACAGACTCAACTCCAACAGATACCCCAACGCCTTCTTTTGGTAACACACCCGAAGAAGCAGTGGCTCTGGCAGAGAAGAGATTTAACGAAGGAGCAGATTAGATGTCCGAATCAGCACTCGCTTTGGACTCCGGTGCAGAAGACACGTCACCTTCAGAGGGTTCATCCAGTGAAGAGTCAACTGAATCATCACTTGATTTTTTCACAGATGACACACCCAATGAAGCACCGTCGGAAACATCTGGACACTCTGATGCACAGTCAGATTTTGACCCGGAACGGCACGATTGGTTACGCGGTAACGCAGACAATGTGCCGGAGCAGTATCAGCCGTTAGTTCCGTTGGCAAAAAACATGCAAGCGCAATTCACGCGTACGCAACAGGACTTAGCAGAGCAGCGCCGACAGATCGAAGCACAACAGGGCGAATGGGCCAACAGGGTGCAAACCCTTGTTACACCCCAACAGCAGCAGCAAGATCCAGTTGATGCAATGAGAGCCAACCTTTCGGAAGATGAAGCTCGCGGTGTAGATGCCGTAGAGCAGATCATTCAACATAGGGTAGGCAATGTAGTAAACGATCTGAACGGTAAGGTGCAGCAGTTACAGCAACAGTTGGCTACGGCCAACAATTACGTGCAGGGTCAGCAGACCGCGCATATTGCCACGCAGGTAGGTGATGCGCGACAAGCGTATGGCAATGATTTAGATGCGTATACCGATCAGATTGTTGCTACGACCAAGATCAATAACCCGACTACGGGTAACCCGTATACGGTTAAAGAGGCGTATGAGCTACACGCAGGTATCACTGCTCAAAAGGCGGCCAATTTGCGTGACAGCGATTCGTCAGCACGTAAGTCCTCAAAACGTGCAGTGCGTGGAACGCAGGGTGTTGATGCAACAGAAGGTAACGGCCCATTAACAGATTCTGATGTTTTATCAGGGTTATCCAAATTGGGTTTTGAATAAGGAAAAATAGATTATGGCAGCAACATCACGTACTTCAGTTTTCGATGCCGCTTGGACTTTAACTATGCGTAGTAAGCGCAAAGAGTTGACCGATAACTTCTTTGACGCATACCCAACTTTAGACATGTTTCGTAAAGGTGGAGCATTAGTTACAGACAACGGTGGCAAAGAGATACAGGCAGACATTTTGTATGCCGGTAACTCAGCGCAATATTTCTCAGGCTATGACGTACTTAACACAGATGCGGTTGATGGAATCACAGCCGCGTTCTATCCGTTCCGGTACGCCGCAGTGCCTATTACGATCAACTTTACCGAAGAACAAGAGAACCGTAAACGCGAAGCTGTTATGTCGCTTTTGGAAGCAAAGACTCGTCAGTCCATGCTTACGTTGCGCGATCAGATTAATGCCTCGCTGTATTCTGCTCAGACCGGTAAGGCTCCGTTAGGATTCCAAGACATTATTGCTGATGCACCAGGAACAACTCCAACTACGTTGGGCGGTATCACGGTGTCCGGTAATACATGGTGGAAAAACAAAACGGAAGATGCGTCTGGTGATACGTCGTTTAGAACGATTACCGGAACAAACTTTTACGAAGGTATGTTGCGGATGGCAAGTCTTTGGAATGCAACATCCGAAGGCAATGAACAGCCAACCAATATCTTCACGACAAATTCTATTTACGCACAGTTTGAAGAGATATTTGAAGGCACGGGTTATCAGCGTCTTTCGGGTAACGATTCGCCGGGTGTAGATGGCCGTTTGCCGTCGTTTCGTGGTATTCCGGTTCAGTATGACCGTGACTGCGGATCGGGTCGTATGTATTTCTTCAATACCAATTACTTGAAGATGCACATGCAGTCAGGTATGAATTTTAGCAAGACTCCATTCCGCGAAAATGCAAACCAAATGGCGAAGGTTGCCTTTATCACAGTGGGCTTAAATCTTGTTACAAATAACCGTCGTCGTCAGGGTGTAATTACAGGTATCAGTTAATAAACAATTCCAAGTCGCAAGCCAATGCGTCTTTTGAGCCGAGCAAAAAGGCAAAGGAGAAATAGAAATGCCAAGTGGAGCGCAAGACCTGGGAACAGGTTATAACAATGCAACAACAGATTCGTTAGGGTCGATTGCCGGTGCAACCGGTGGTTCACCACAAGGAATTTACGAAGAGTCATCAACACAGGAATATCCTATCGGAAACAAGCGTGAGTTTGAAGACGGTCGAGTATTTCGTTACGGAAGTTTTGCCGGTGCTACAGCAGCCGGTGTGTTGGTGTCGCAAGATTTATCTGCTACAGCCGTTGTAGAAGTTGACAATAAAGCAACCGCAGCAGCAATCGGTGCAACAGAAGTTATTCTGACCGATAGCGGAACTTTAGGGTCGGCAACTGCTAACCAGTATGCCGGTGGATACTTGCATACTACAGACGATGCCTCAGAAGGTTACACCTACCGTATCAAATCTAACACGGCAGCCAGTAGCAACGCGGTGACATTCACCCTGTATGACGGGTTGGTTGTTGCAGTAACTACGGCTACTGATGTTGCGATTACGGGTAACCTGTATAACCAAGTTGTTGCATCAACCGCAGGAACTGATTACGTCATTTCTGGCGTTACAGCTCGAGTGATGCAGTCGGGTTATTACGGTTGGATTCAGACCGCTGGTGTATCAACCATCTTAGCGGATGGAACCATAGCTATTGGACAAAACCTAACCTTGTCTGATGGCGTAGCCGGTGCGGTACATGCAAAGGATGCAGAGACAGAACCGCTGGTTGGTTTTGCCACATTTGCACCCGACACCACTGGACATGTGGGTGTTGTATTGCAGGGTATCAGCAGATAAGCAGTTCACTTTTCGTGTGGCGGTGGGTTCTCACAATGTGATACCTCCAGCCCATCGTCGCACGTATTAACGAAAGAGATTACAAATGGCAAAACGTATGCCTACAGCAAAAACGCAAGAGCATACCCTGCCGGAACAGTTGGCCGAAGTAGTGCAAGATGCTACACCTGTTGAAGCACCGACAGCCAGTGTCACGCCAGATCAGATTGCTGACCTCATTTTGAAGGGGTCTGATGAAACAAAAAATGCAATTCGCAAGGCGCTCGACCTGGATAAAACGCACACTCGTCAGCGCAAGTCACCGGTAACCAACAGCCAAGTGCGGAATCATGTTCGTGCTGTTGGCGAAGTAACTCATGCACCAGGATTCGTACCCGATCCACCGTCGCGTATTAAAGATCGTGGCGAGGAAGCCGTACGCATTTGGCAAGACCGCTGGTTGGACAACAACGGCGACAACTTGTCTGAATACGATTTAGATCAGATTGCAGCTACGGCGCATCAGTAGATGTCAGAAACTTTTGGACAAGTCAACGCGGCCAGTTTCTTTGGCGACTCTGCGTTGATCGGAGCGGTAGAGGCAGACACCGTAAAATTGTCAGATACGTTAACGGTTGCAAGTTTAACGACAACCGAACGCAACGCACTGACCGCAGCAAACGGAATGCTTATTTACAACTCTACGGACAACAAGTTTCAAGGGTATGAAAATGGAGCATGGGCTAACTTGATATAGGGTTAGCATGACAAATTTGCAGATCATTCAGATTGCGCTACGGCGTGTAGGTCTGAATACAGGTAGTTCGACATTTAAAGACGGAGCGCGTGACTATCTAAACTTAGTCACTCAGGATATAGCCTCGCGTGAAAAATGGAACTGGCTGTTTAAAGGTTCAACTTTTAATACGGTAAACGGCACTCGTACGTATTCGCTGGCCAGTGACGTAGTGGCTCCGTTGTCGTTTCGCAACACTACCGAAGATCACGTTATTCTCATCATGTCTACTCAGGATATTGATGCGGCTGATCCGGATGCCAGTATAAACGGCGATCCGCGATGGGTTGCTATTGATGGCGTAGACTCCAGTGGTAACATAGAAGTTACGCTGTATCCGGAACCGGACGGCGTAGACACGATTGCATATCGCTACTACTCGTCTATACCCACGTTTACAGAATCTGAAGATAGCGACTCCATAAATCCGTATGTAGCACCTGTATGTCAGCCGGCACTTATACACGGCATCTCTGCATTGTATAAACAAGAGAAGGGTGACGATCAGGGCGCAATATCAGACAAGCAAGAGATGGAGCGCGTAATTGCTATTGCAGGTCGCCAAAACATGAATGTGCAGGGTAACCGTTCATATCGTATGCGTAGGTCGGATGACAGCTACAGCAACAAGTTTTCTTTTACGCCCACTGAAGGGTCGTTAAGCTAATGCCGATTGCTGCTGAATCGTTACGTCTTGGCCCTTGGAGAAGTGGGGTAAACTACAGCTTACCGGCTGAAGACATGCCACCGGACGGTCTGTTTGAAATGGAAAACTGCACCGTTGGATTAGCCGGTGAGGTAGCCAAACGTAACGGGTTTGCAAAGTTTAACAGTTCTGCAATGAACAGCGGTGCTACGGTAACTGCATGTGGTCAGGTTGTATTGGCTGGAACAGAAAAGGTTTTCGCTTTTTGCGGTGATAAGTTTTTTGATGTTACAGGTGGAACGGCAACAGACCGAACAGGAAGCGTAACCATAACCGCTGGAAATGACTATACGTGGGATTGGGTATTGGCCGGTAGCACATTGATCGCAGTAAACGGTCAGGACACAGACGGCATCAAGTGGGCAGGTGGAACGTCAAACGCAGCAACACTTGATGATAGCTCTCGATTCACCAAACCTAAATGGGTAACCTTTTGGGAAAATCGTGCATGGGTTGGCAACATAAACGGAGCCGCAGATCGTATATGGCGAAGCGATGCCGGTGACATTGAAACGTGGGGTTCACTCAGTTTTAACAGCGTAGGTTTTGACATTACCGGGTTACGCCCATTCCAAAACTATTTATCTATCCACACAGAGCAGGGCATTCATACATTAACGCCAACGGGTAACGCGACCATACCGTTTCAGCAACAGCAACGCACACAACGCGGAACTGTAGCCGGCAAAAGTATTGTTACGGTTCCTGGTGAGCGTCAGTTATTTGTTCGTAATGATGGCATCTACCAATGGTCAGGCGGTGCAAGTGTTGAGAAGATTTCTTTGGCGCTGGATGACAGATATTGGAGCGAACTAAATGTAGCTCGTCTGCCGTATTCATTTGCTATGTATTACCCTGCACAGGAACAAGTATGGTTTTTCTTACCGTATGGTGCATCGCAAACAACGATGAACAGTGTGGTGATTTACTCTGCACGACTCAATGCGTGGTTTGGCCCGTATAATAATTTTACCCGTGACAGTGCAGCGTTGATTGACGATCTACCACATGCCGGTGACTTTGCCGGGCGCATCAACAAGCACGATAGCGGAACGAACGACGATGGAAGTGCTATTAAGGCGTATTTTGAAACGGCCTCAATAGCTCCACGCGGTGATGCAGTATCATGTCGCTGGCTGTATAACCGGACGCTGTTTGATAATACTGGAGCGTTTGATCTTAGTATATCGCAGATAGCTGCCGGTATTGTTTCTAACACAGAAACCATCACAATGGGTAACGTAGGTAGTCGGCTGGACAGTTCGTTTGTTTTGGACTCGTCATTGTTAGAGTCAGACGTATCTGCACTAACTCAGGATTCAGATTTGTTTGGTTACGATCCACGAACTATGCTGCGCTTTTCCAACTTTAACTTAGATGAACCATTTACTGTTCGACGTGCAAACCTTCAATACAAGCCTATTGGAAATACACGCGAACGCAACACGGGTATAGAATAATGGCGGTAAGCTATAACGAGATGATGTTAGGCAAAAAAAAGAACAAGCAACAGCCGTTTGATCCGTATGCTGGTGGAGGTAGCACTCCGGCAAAACCACCACAAACATATGGCGGTAATAAAGCCGTAAATCAAGCACCAGGCGTTGGAGGAAACACGGCTGACCCATTAGTTGCTGCCATAACTGAAGGTGCTACTGGCGGTGGATTAGGTGCAAACAACCCTTATGCCAGCGGCACAAGTACGCCGGGCGCACCGGTGACACCAGAAGTAGAAAATCCATATGCAGGTGGCACAAGTACTCCGGGCGCACCTCCACCTCCACCTCCACCTCCACCTCCACCAATTGCAAACCCTTACGCAAGCAATACGAGTACTCCAGGTGCGCCAGTAACGCCAGATAATAAACCGCCTGTAGATCCTTACGCAAGCGGTACAAGCACACCGGGCGCACCGGTGACACCAGAGGTTGTAGATCCTTACGCAAGCGGTACAAGCACACCGGGTGCACCGGTAACACCAGATCCACCAGAAGTTGTAAACCCATATGCAAGCGGTACGAGTACACCAGGTGCATCGGTAACACCAGAAGTTGAAAACCCTTACGCAAGTGGTACAAGCACTCCGGGTGCGCCAGTGATACCAGAAGTAGAAAATCCTTATGCCAGCGGCACAAGTACGCCGGGCGCACCAGTGATACCAGAAGTAGAAAATCCGTATGCAAGCGGTACAAGTACGCCGGGCGCACCGGTAACGCCGCCTTACGATCCAGATGCTGGTGCGGATATGGCAGACGCTCAGAATGTGGTTGAATCAGAAGCTGCACCAATGGCTGATACGTTAGAAGAGGCACTACGTCAGCAATACATGAATAGAGTGGGTGGAGCAGATGATCCTATTATGGACTCACAGTTAGCCGATCAGCAGATGCGCCAGAACGAAGCGCGTAAGGCACTCGTCGAGCAGTTAGGTCGGTATGGCGTGTTGCGAGGCGGTGGCGATACCGCAGCCGCTTTAGCGAGAATGGGTGAAGGCGATGAGCGTAACCGATTAGCACTCAAAGCTCAAGCTGCACAACGCAGACAACAGGATTTACGTGATGCTCAAGGCTTTGATTTAGGTCAGCGCGGTATGGGTCTACAGGAAACTCAATCTCAACAGGACACCTTAACGCAAGCGTTAAATCGTGACATTGCCAGAGCCGGTCAAACTGGAATATTTGAACGCGATAAAACAATGGCTGCAAAAAGACAGAGCGCAGAGCTCGATGCGTTAAGTAGGGGTCAGGAACGTGCAGACGCTGAATTAACTGGAAAGTTTGGCGAAGATGGTCAGCAGACCTTACAGGCACAACGCCAACAAGCAGAATTGTTTGGAGAGTTAGACAATCAGAAAACATTGGCTGGGCAGCAGTTAGAGTCGCAGTTATATGGTGAGATTGATGGTACAAAGACGCTAACGGGTGAAACCACACAAAGCGGATTAGACACGGAAAACCTACAACGCAGAATAGCTGAAGCTGGTCAGACCGGACTGTTTGATACAGGCGCAGCGAACATGGCTCCAGTACAGACTCAGCAAGCAAGAGCATTAGGTAGTGAATTGGATACGGCTGCATTAGGACGCGCTGCCACACGCGCAGGGGCTACTGGACAATTCATAGAAGAAGATGCAGCTGATGATGTGTTGCCAGTTGATACTCTTGAAAATAGGCTACGTACAGCCGCAATGACCGGAAGAATAGGAGAAGGCGAAGACGAGCGCCTAACATTGGCTGGAAGAGGAGCTGATATGGATACCATAGGTGCAATATTGGCTGGTGCTGATGCAGAATTAGAAGGACTTGATCCGTTAATGCGCGGTTTAGCCGGTAACATAGCAGATGAAACATTATCACAAGATCAACTTACAAGATTTTTAGATGAACAAAGTGGGGCAGAATTTCCAGTGATGCCTCCAAATATGAACATAGATGACCAAGCAGCTCACGACAAAATAATGAGAATAGTAAAAGAGCGTGGAAGTGATATAAGTCCTACGGAAAGAGCTAATTTGATAGCCGATGCCAGGGCGATAGCTGATAAATATAAAGACGGAAACCAGCCAGTGGATACTGCTGCTGGTGAATATTTTGACGTAGGTGAAGATATAAGAATTATACCTACACAAAGATACAGTCCGTAAGGGTTAAAGGAGAATAAAATGGCAGGGTTTTTACCATTTGCAATACCGGCAGGGTTAAGTCTTGCTCAAGGTATGTACGCAAATCAACAGGCTGAACGTGATCGTAAAAGAGCAGAAGAACAGGCCAAACAAGACAAGCTGATACAGGCGTTCAATCCGCAAGCCCAGCCTACAACAACACAACAGGCATCGCAACCGGGCATTGGCCAAACATTAGTAAGCGATCCAATGACGCGCAAACTGCTTGAACAAATAGCCCAAGACAAATTCGGCATAAAACCGTTAGGTGCAGTATGAGCAATGTTTTAAGTAGGTCACGTAACCCCACAGGCATACGCCTTTCAAAAAGTAAGGCTAAACAATATTATTCGCCTGATAACCCGGCATTTGCATTTGGCGAATCTACGGTTACCGGCACTACTCCAAGCGGTTTTGTTGAGTTTGGAGATGACAGGTCGGGCGTTAAAGCGGCACTTCACGACTATGGCGTAAAAAAAGATAAAGGGTTTACGCTTGGTCAATTTATAGAAGCGCATACAAGTGGTGATTCTACAGGTATTGCTAACCACAAAATTAACATACCGGCAATACTTAAAAGAGATGGTATAGAAGCAGATTTAACTACTCTTGTGGCTGATATACCTACTGATGCTTTTATGGATGCACTTACGCTTAGTGAAGGTGGCCTTCAAAATCAAGAACAATTTAAGCCTGTTTTTGCTGACGTTTTAGCTGACACTGCAAGCGTCAATGATCCTTTAGTGAAAAATTTAACTACGCGACCTACGCCACCTGCGACAAATGAGCAAACTATGCAAATGCCTAAATTTATACCTGCTGAAGAGTTGGCTAAGATGACTCCGGCAGAACGCATACAATACCGCAAAGACAGATTACGCGCTGCTGGAGCCGGAGCAGATTTGCAAGACACGATTACGGGCCAAACTGACGACAAATTAACGGCGCGTATCTTGGAACAGGATAAACAAGTTACGCCTACGGCTGGTCAGCCTACGTCACCTGTTACGGATGAATTGCCACCACGTTCTGAGGTTCCAGAATTGCCTTTAGGATCTATCGACAAGGTGGAAGTTAAACCGGTAGATATAGAAATTCCGGAAAACACTATAGAGAACAAATTAATTAAAACTGATGCGAAACGTGGAGATGAAGAAGCAGTTGCGGTTCCAACTTTTACAGATGAAGAAGAGGTAGAACAACCTCAACAGTCTATGCTGGCTCGTCTTGGCAAAGCAGTTAGAGACAACCCCGAAATGGCACTGGCCGGAACACGTTCTATTGGCAGTTTATTAGCCGCCATTGGTCAGGGTCGCGGTCAGCGTAAAGAAGATGAGCGCGTAAGGCAAGCCACTGGCAAATCGAATTTTATAAACGCTTTAACAAGTGGAAGAGTCACACCGGGCGTAAGTAAAGAACAGCCTGATATTGGATTGTTAGGTCGTATTGGTCAAGGACTTGCCGTAGCTGGTGAAACTGGCATGGAAGCGCTTAAACAGAGAGATGTACAACAGTTAAAACAAGACGAGTTGACAAGGAAGGTACGTAGAGATGCGGTGATGTCTGCCCGTACTGCTGCTTTAAACAATTTAACTGCTGAACAAATAAATAAGTCAATATTTGATGCCACAATGGATATGAGTGAAGCGGAAAAAAGAGAGTATGAAAGATATTTTCGCAGAGGTTTAGATCAACAAGGTTTTGATTTAGACCTTGCAAAATTTGAGTTGTCACAAAAAGCGTTGGATTGGAAAAACATCTGGGAAAACGCTGATTTACAAGCAGAACAGTGGGGCCAAAGACGTAAGGACGAATTCTTTAAGCTAAGTGTTGAGGATAAAAACAGAGCATACGAGTTGTCAAAAGAGAGATTAAATCTGGATAAGACCAAAACTGATGCCTATGTCAAAAAAGCCGATGCGTATGTGCAAAAATTGCAAAACGAAGCCGATGAAGCGTTAAAGGCAGTGTATGGTGATCGGTATGAAAACTTTAGAGATGTAGTGACAGAAGCCAATAAGGAGATAAGCGGATTCCTGGCCGATGAACGAGGAACTTTAAAGATATATACAGGACTCACTGCCGCTTTTGAAGATTTTGATGATAATCCAAATGCAGCAAACAGTACTGCCATCTTTAACTTTTATCAACAGATGATTGATGCTGCAACCGTACGAGAAGGTGACCTCAACTTACAGGAACGAGCGCAAGGTATTCAGCAAGAAATTGCAGCGTTTTTTGAACGTGCCAGAGGCGTAGGACACGTTCTTTCAAATACTCAATTGAGAAGAATGAAACGATTGGGTGATGCCCTGTATAAAGATTTGGCCGGTAAAGCGCGTGGCAGACTAAACGCTTATTTGTCTGAGGCTGTACCGCCGGAAGAACGCGCAAGTTTCGACAGATACTACGATAGGCTTTTTGGCACACCTTCGCAGATCGAACAGGATACAGGGGTAAAGGTTACCAATGCTCCAATTATTGTGAAGGCGCTGGAAAATCTGGAGGATGAATAATGGCTGAACAAAATCGTGTCACAACTACGCGAGATCAGGATGCACAAGTGGAGATTGAAGCTCCGACATACACACAGTTGGGTGAATATTTAAAACAAACCGCAGAAAGCGAAGGCGTTACAAAGTATCGTGATGTGGATAGTCGATCTTTGGGTCTAAAATACCATAAGCGATATGCGCCAACGCAAAAGATTACGATCACGGAAGAGGACGCTCCAATATTTGCTCCGTTTATACCGGATGAAGGATTCTCTGCGTTAGGTACAGCGCAAAATCTTCCGGAAAGTGCAGTAGAAGAAGGCAAGAATATTTTAACAGCATTAAGTAGTCCGTATACAACCGGAAAGACAATGGTGCAAGCTGGAATTGGTGCTGTTGAAGGGTTGGCCGGAACAAATATTTTTCCGGAGAGCAAACAGGTCGCAAGAGAAATGAAGGAAGGTGTGCTTGCTGATGTTGGGTTTACTCGCAGTCCGGATGGAACATTAGATTTTACCGGAGAAGGATTGCAGAATCGGCCATTGGCAGCAATTAGCACATTGTTTGGCGGCACTGGATTAGGAGCAAACATAGCTAAACGAACGGCAAGACAAGTTGCTAAACAGGCCGGTAAACGCGGTGCAGATCAAGTAAGAGAAGGCGCAGAAAGGTTCGCGTCTGGTGCAGAAAAAGTTGAAAAGGCATCTCAGCTTTTTGATCCGACAACAGCAATTAGTAGAGGTATGTTAAAAGGAGCGCAGCTTGGTGGTAAAACTGCACTTGGAGGCATTAAACAAGTAGGCAAAGAAGTTGTTCTTAAGCCTATAGCTAAAGCCTATCAAGGTAGCCAGGCGCAACAGACGTTTAAAAACTTTCAAGAGGCAGTAACTGGTTTTAAAGAGTTTGCACAAGAAGGGTTTGATGGTCGGTTTGCAAACATATTTGGAAGAAAAGGTCAAACAATACGTGAGCGTGGAAGGTCTGCTTTAGAGTCTATAAAAGATTTGAACAAAAAAGCAGAAGAGTTTGTAACAGAACAGGTAGGTCAACGCACTATGGATCAGGTTGGCCCGGTTAAAACAAAAGGATTAGCAGATGGACTTGTTGCTCAGTTCATGGGTTTCACAACAGGTCTTGGTTCTGATGTAATAGATGAGATTGTCAGGATAAGTCGCATTGATGACCAGGCGCAACGTAAGATTATGCTTGAAGCGGCAAACCGCGAGTATGATACAGGCAGTCGTTACGTTACGGTAGGCGATGAAATTATTTCTGAACTTACCGCAGCGGTAAATGAATGGTCGGAAAAGATGCGTGACGGTTCACTGGATACCCGTCAAGCATTGAAGATGAACAAAGTTAAAACCAACATGCCTTCCATACGGCAAGCCATTATCGAAGATCCAAATTTACGCGATCAAGGTGTAGTATTTGAGTTTGGAACGGTGTCAGATGATATAGGAATGGGGCCTGTAGGCGGTAGGGTTTTTAAGGAACGACCAGCTACGCCAGGCGAAAAAGGATTTAAACCGGACAACATCAATTTCGGAGGCACGGATATACCGGCAATGGGTCAGGGGGTTGCTGCGGTAAAGGAGGCGTTTGAATATGTGATTAATCTGCCGGAAAATGCCAGTATAGCAGAATTGGATTTAGCAAAAAGAAGAATATCTAAACTGCAAAAGGTGTCAGAAGGACAAGCGCAAAGTCAGTTGAATACGTTACGGGGTATCGTTTATGATGCAATAGTTAAAAGATACGATGCACAAGACGTACGTAAGCAACTTGGCGTAAGTGGAACCGGGCCTAATCCGTATTTAGCAGCTATGGCTGAGTATGAAGATTACGTTACGCGCTTAGATGACATAGAGGCAACATTAGGCGTGAAAGATCCGCAACTGAAGTTTGGCGGTGAGGAAACGCTTGCTGTTTTGCGACAAAGTAAAAACCCACAAACAGTTATCAAGGCAATGTTGAACGCATTCGGCGGTGCAGATCGTGAGATTGCATTGAGAAATCTGCGTGTATTGCTTGACGATACTGGCCGTCAGGATTTACTGCCAAAAATAGTTGGCCTTAGTATGCGACCCATATTTGGTGAAGGTTTGGTTGTAAAATCAGAAATAAGCCAGATCGGTCGAGCAGCACTTAGTTACAATGTGTTTAATGTTTTTACTGCTCCGCTTGTTTTAGCAGGGTTTAGTCCAAAGTATGGAGGCATGGCTTTAAGTTATCTCTACTCGCCTTCGGGTGCAGCAGAGTTGTCTTCGTTGCCGGGTAAAGGCGTTGATCTTGCTACTCAAGGTGTAGGTCGATTAGAAGAAATACTTTCTGCCGGTAACGTGCCTTTGCTGAATAAGTTGTCTGCGGAGCGCACGGGTAAATCCATAGACAAAATCACCCCTGCTGATCGTGCTAAGACGCTTACCGAAGTGCGAACAATGAGAGAAATCTTAGAACAGTCGGTAGGCAGTCAAGAGATCACCACATTGAAAAGTCTTCTGCGTGGTGGCGTGGCTACGAATCGTTCTGTTGAGCAAGGGCAAGAAGAAGAAACGCGACGTAACATCTTGGCTACGCTTAGTCGAGCCGGAAGATTTGAAAATCCAACAACGCCGCCACCGACAGGTGGAGGTTCAACACTGCCTCCGTCAAGATAGGTAAACTAAAATGGGTTCCATATCCAGAGTACATACATTTGCATCAGGCGCGGTTTTAACCGCTGCACAACTCAATAACGAGTTCGACAATTTACTAACTTCGTCAGCCATAAATGGTGGCTTGGATGCGTCCAACTTAGGTGTAACAGCCGGGCAGGTTACGGCATCAAAAGCACTGGTTGTCGATTCAAGCCGTGACCTTGACGATACGTCTGCATCGAACCAGGTAAACAATTTAACGCTGTCCGGCACGTTAAAATTGGCAGACAATAAGGCACTTTCTCTGGGTAGCAACGATGACATCACTATACAATATGATGAAACAACTAACGATGCTCTGGAGATTGCCGCTGCGGTAGAGGGTGCAGCATTTGCGTTAGTGTTGAAAGCTGATCAGGGTGACGATGCTGGTGATGAATGGAAGGTTGGTATAGCCGATGGCGGTGTCCTTACATTCGGCAACGATATAGCCTCTGCCGGATCATATGTTACAGGGCTAACGCTTACGCCCCATGCAACCACAACATCTTGGGTTACAGCCATTGCAGGGCAAGCAACGATAGGTAGCACGTTGGGCGTAACAGGGCTTGTGACGGCATCTGTTGGTATTGATGTCAAAAACGGGTCATCGAGTGCAGGTTTTGTAAAGTTTTATGAAGACTCGGACAATGGGTCAAATGCTGTTACGCTTATCGGCCCTGCCTCAACTGCTGATGTAACACTGACGCTACCAAATTCTGCTGATACACTAGTCGGTAAGGCAACCACAGACACTTTAACCAACAAAACATTAACCACACCTGTGATTAACGTGGGTTCTGACGCTACCGGAGACATCTACTACAGGTCATCAGGTGGTGCGTTTGTGCGTTTAGCTGTTGGTTCAAATGGCCAAGTATTAAAACTGGACTCTGGTATTCCGGCATGGGGTGCTGCTTCCAGTGGTGACATATCAGGTTCAGTAGGCTCTACAGATAATGCAGTGCCAAGGGCTAATGGAACAGGTGGGTCAACTGTACAGGCAAGCTCCGTTATTATAGACGATTCAAATAACATTTCTGGAGCCGGAACTATTGGAGCGGCTGGTGGATCGTCAAATGGAGTGGTCATTTCACAGGGCGATATTGCCATTAAAAACGGTGGAACACAGTCTACGATTAAGTTTTATTGTGAAAGCTCAAATGCACATTACGCTCAAATCCAAGCACCTGCACATAGCGCATTTAGTGGCGATGTGACGCTGACTTTACCTGCCTCAACAGACACTTTAGCAGGTATTGCAGCTACACAGACATTTACGAATAAAACACTTACAACCCCAACGCTAACTACTCCAATAGCTAACGCAGGTATCCAACTAAAAAATGGTGCAACAAGCGCAGGGTTCCTTGAGTTTTTTGAGGACTCAGATAATGGAACAAATAAAGTCACCCTTATTGGCCCTGCCTCTACAGCAGACATAACGTTGACACTACCCAACTCAGACGGAGATGCAGATCAAGTTTTGACCACCAACGGATCGGGTGTGATGTCGTGGCAAGATGCAGGTGGTGGTGCATACAACGCTTGGGCTGTAAAAACAACAACCTATACAGCATCATCAGGCGATCAGTTAATTGGCAACCATGCAAGTAGCGCATTTACCATTACCCTGCCAAGTAGCCCGTCAGCAGGTAATTCAGTGACAATAAAAAATGTTGGAGCAGCCACAATAACCGTAGGACGTAACTCAGAAAAAATTAACAGTGCTGCTGAAGACGGCACACTGCTTGAAAATGCAGGTGTGCAATTAGTTTATGTTGACTCAACCATTGGTTGGGCATCGTTATAAAGGAGATATAGAATGGCGTTTTTAGGACAAGATGGGGGTGCTAATGGTTTACCAAATATGCTTTTTATGCACACGCTTACCTTCGCACCGAGCGTAAGATTCCAGGCAATAGTTTATTGTATTGGAGGAGGTGGCAGTGGAAGTGCCGGAGGTGGAAATAGTGACTCAGGATTTAGCGGAGGTGGAGCAGGGGCAACGGCAATTAGCAGACTAATATTAAATCCGGGCGTTACCTATACCGTGACTTGTGGAGCAGGGGGTAATGTAACTGGAGGAACTACTGCTGTTGTAGGTCAGGCCGGAGGAACTACTACGTTTGAGGGTAGTGATATAACAAATATGTCAGCTAATGGAGGATCAGCAGGTACGATTGCTACAAGCGATAGCTCAACGGGTGCAACTGGAGGTAGTGCAGGTTCTACAGGAAATTTAGCCAACATAGCAGGGGGTGCATCTGCAAATTCTGGTGCTACACGGAAATGTAGTGGAGGTGGAAGTGTTGGATTGTTTGCTACTGGACGGCCAGGTGATAATGTTGGTTACCACGCGAGTTATGGCGCTCAGAATGTTGGAGACGGTGGCTCGATGCACGGTTCGCAGGGGGGTAACCAATATGGTGATACTGATTTACGATACGGATATAACTCAGGTAACGATGGATATAGCACTGTGATGAGTCCATTCAGCGATTTGTATACTATTTCAAATGGTGATTCTCGTGCCTATATAAGTAGCACAAACAGAGAAACAGCACAAAACCACTTTCCTGCCAACGCTCAAAGTTTTACGTATGAAGGTTTTGACTACAGAAGGTCGTCTACGATCAACACACTACATCCGTCAGGTGCTTTTGCCGGAGGAAATTCTCTAGCTGATGACTCAGGAACTTATGATTACCTGTATGCAGGGTCAGCTACGTTAGGAGGCGGTGGAGGAAGTTGTCTAAATGGAAAGACTTCTGGAACGGGTGAAGGGTATAGCGGTCGAGGTGGAAAAGGCAGTGTCATTATTTTTCCTGAAAGTATGGGGTAGAAAAAATGCCAAACTACAAAATTACATATGCCGATGGGTCTACTAACAATATTATAGCCAACGAAGAGTGGTGTAAAAACATTGCGGGTGCGTCTTACGAATTGAATGGAGAAGTAGAGGAAACACAAGGAATGATTAATGCCAGGCAACGCGAATGGCGTAACAATGAATTATTGCAAACAGACTTTATTGTGCCTTTATCTGACCACCCTCAACGCAGTGCCTATATGACTTATCGCACACAGTTGAGAGATTGGCCAAGCACCAGTAATTTTCCAACTACAAGGCCCACATTAGGTAGCTGATGAGTCCGAATAAATATCCACCTCCGGAACAGATACCGTCTGCGGAGCGACAACGGCTACTCTACGTTGAGGCGGTGAAAGAGATCGACCATCTGCGTAAAATGGTTTCATCCGAAAACATCGTGGCTAAAGAATACAAAAGTGACCGCGATGATTTGCAGGGCGAACTCAAATCTGCCAAGCGATCTATCATTACGTTAAGCCGTCGGCAAAAAGCCGCAGATGAATCAAAAAAGGCTGCTGCCTGGTCGGGCGGTGCTGCTATATGCGTAACCATCCTATACCAACTTTGGCATACTATCGGGTTTCCATTTGCACGAAACGGTGCTGATAAAAAATGGATGGAGTTCTGGAGCCATGAGGCAGTCTACGGGGTCATTGTTTGGCTCACAACGGTGATGTTTGCTGAAGTGTATAAGGCTACTTCCGGCCACAAATAGCATGAACCGCTTTTGGAGTTGGCTGGAAAAATTGTTGCACCGAAAGCGTCTAAAAGACAAGCGTAGTCCAAGAGCGCGGATGGCAAAAAAAGATGGAAACAGAAGCAGCAGAGGCTCTACAAAAATTTAGTGAACAGTCCGGTATCGGTCTGCTGGTAGAGCAGTATTCATGGCTGTTTGTGGTTGGCTTTGCGCTCTTGTTTTTGAAAAACTCAATAGAGAATATACTGGCCGGATGTGCGGTGTTTTTTGGCAGTAAATACGACGAGAACCAAACATGCTGGATACAGGTAGGCGGTGAGCGTAGACCGGCAAGAATTAGCAAGACAGCAATAACGACTACCACGTTTTACGTGTATGAGACAGACGAGGCCGGAGCCATCATAGGTGGCACGTTATTGAGTGTTGCAAACAACGAATTAGGATCGTTACGCATCGAACGACAACTCGACAAATTGGATTTAGGCACATCTCAAAAAGGAGACTGATATGCCAAATGTAAAGGGTAAGAAATTTCCATATACAGCAAAGGGTATGAAGGCCGCTGCCAAAGCGAAAAAGAAAGCCAAGCCTAAAAAACGAGGTCGCTAATGCCAGCAAAACGAGATCCGAAACTTGCAAGAGCAGGGGTCAGCGCTTACAACAAACCCAAGCGAACGCCTAACCACAAAACCAAGTCGCATGTGGTTGTGGCTAAGTCAGGCGGTCAAACAAAGACCATTCGATTTGGGCAACAAGGGGTTAGTGGTGCAGGTAAAAACCCTACGTCAGCAAAGCAAAAGGCGCGTAAGAAATCCTACTACGCTCGACACAATGCCCAGGACAGTAAACCATCCAAAATGTCGGCTCGGTATTGGTCGCATAAAACGAAATGGTAAGCTATGGCTAAACGAGGATTGTATGCTAATATCCACGCCAAGCGGAAACGGATAGCCGGTGGGTCGGGTGAGAAGATGAGGAAACCCGGCACTAAAGGTTCGCCCACGGCAAAGGCGTTTCGTGCAAGTAAAAAGACGGCAAAAAAACGATAGAGAAACTCAACTAACCCACGGAGAGGAAGATGACCGAATCGGCTGTTGTAAACAAAATCGACGAGCTAACAAACAACCGTCAGGAAGCGCTCCAGATGCTCCAGGAGGCGCAAACAAAAGTCACGGAACTGAACGCCCTGATACAACGTCAAAGTGGCGCAATAACGGCACTGGAACAGCTACAACAGGATGCCAGTGCAGAAAGCGATAACGATGAAACTTCTGAATGATTTAAAAGAAAAACTTGGTAGCCGAAAACTTGGCGTAACCGCTGCCATTGGCGCAGCAGCCGGAACCGGTGCAGTAGAGGTCACATGGCCCATAGCACTGGTAGCCGCCGCCTATGTGCTGGGTCAAGCCTATGTAGATGCCCACGCTAAATAAAACAAATGGCCGTGCCGGGCTTTAACTACTTGTGGCAATCCGTGTGGGTGTTGTCACGCCCGGTGCGGTCTTTGTGTTAGGCTGATTTTGTAGCTTTTAGTTTTGGCTTTGGCTTATTCGCAATGCCATTAAGTAACTGCATTTCTTCCTGATTACGCTTGGCCGATTCGTGGCGATAGCGACGTAACATAGTAATAGAGTTCCACCCACCTATATCCATTAATACCGAATCGCGCATTCCTCTATCTGATCCATCGGTAGCAAACAGATGTCGCATCATGTGACGATTAACCTTTTTAATTGTCCACCGATCCTCACCTTTCAAATGCTTGGTATCTTCCAGTAGTTGATCGACGGCACGTTTGAGTGTGTTATATATATTGATCGGCGGTATGATTAGATCGTCCAGGTTTTCATCCGACGGCCAAAAGATGGTAGGCACTTTGTGACCACTTTTCTCTTTCACCCATGAACTGCCACCGCGTAAGCCATCCAGTGTGGGCCTGACATAGTCATTCATTGGTATCTTACGACCCCTTGATGCTTTCTCTTTACTTGGTCGGATTACAATAACATTGTCCGTCCAGTCTATATCTCGCCATACGAGGCTATGTAGCTCACCGGCCCTCATTCCGGTATATCGCATCAGGCTCATTATTAATGAAACATACGGGGGCAGGTACCCCAGTAACTGGTCAAACTTTGTTTGTGTGGGCAAATCCTTTTCATCGACCAGTTCGTCTACATGGTCTACCTCGTCCATCGGCCAACGTGCGATGTAGTTTTTCTCTTCGGCAAGGTGTAGCACGCAACTGAAAAATGATTTATGGCGATTACGGGTGCTGGGTGTCCATCCACCGTCTAACCCTCTTACGCCTTTCTTCGACATCTTGGTCAACCATTTTGTGATGTCCAGTGCAGTGATTGATGCTACAGGTAGGTTGCCAAAATCAGCGCAAATGGTTCGTGCAAATGACTGCTCACCTTTTACCGTAGCAGCACTCTTTTCGTTCACGGCCTTAAGGCGACGCTTACGCAACTTCTTCGTGTTTTGCGTTTCGCCATTAAAGTATTCTTCAGTCACTTGGGCAAAGGTCACGCCTCTATTTTTTTTTACCTCATTATGTTTTTCTACTTCATCATTAAGGATCCGCTTGCTTAATTCACCAGCACGAACTCTGGCCTCTTTTAAGTTTGTTGTGCGAAGAGAAACACTTTTACGTTTGCCAAATTTATCTCTATAATATCCTTGATAAACTTTTCTGCCTGTTTGTCGTTGTATCATTACAGAACCAACTTGTGGGTTTGCCATGAGTTCCTCCAATTTAACGCATGGTAGTATGTGGGCTTTAGTTAAATATGTTTGACATACGTTTGACAGTCAAGCTCAAAAACGCACATAGCTGATGTAAGCCACGAACAGGCACGAACAGCATAATATACTATAATAGTAGCGTCAGGTTTGTAAGTAGCTGTTTTGTCAATAGCTTGCAAGTAATAGCTGTACGGACTTTTAATCAATTGGTCGCGCGTTCGATTCGCGCCGGGCTCACCATAAAAAACAACCACTTACGTCAATTCGTAGGTGGTTGTTTTGGTTTAAATATGTGCTATGTTTGACGTATGTTTGACAGTCAATGCCATTCGCGTCGTTTTATTTCCTTGTTGGCTTTAGCTACCTGCTGCTCAACAAACTCTTCCAAGTCAACTTTTCTGAACCGTAAACAACTTCCGATCTTAAAATATTTAATTTTATTTTGGCTCTTTAATTGGTATAAACTGGTGCGCCCGACAGACAAATATTCTGCTGCCTCATTTACATTCATTGCAATAGGTTCTATTTTGCTCATTCGCTCTTCTCCAATACAACCGTTCGATACCGGTCAGACAATGCGACTCTTGGCCCATATGCTAAATGACCCTTCTTCTGTAACCGGTTTATTTGGGTGCTGACAGAGAACGTGGACTTCAAGCCTAACTCTTCACATATCTGCCTAATGGTCGGTGTTCGATTGTGTTCCTCTAAGTGTCGCCGTATGACATCCAGCACCCGTTGTTGTGCCGGAGTGATGGGCGTGTTGTGCGTATCTCGAAATTGTCGTTTATCCATTTCTTGCCTCTTTTTCGTTTTGTCTGATTTGATTTATTTCTCTGTCGAGCCAATCCTGATAATTTCTGTGGCGATCACATGCCATCTTTAATGCCTCATATAGTTCTTTTTTTACTTCAATTAGGTCAGGTGTGGTGAGTGTGTTTTGTCGTCTATGCAAACGTCTCAGGATGCCAAACAATTTTTGCATTATGGGTCTGCTTATCATTGTTCACTCCATTCTAATTTTTCCAACACAGTGTCGTGCAACGTGCGAAGATTTATAGCCACAGACCCGATGAAAAGTGGCCGTGGTGTATCGCTGCGACCAACGTCTATTTGAGGGCCGAAGTCTGTGTAGGACGGCCATAGCATCAGGTGTTTATTATTTGTCTCCACGTTATCAAGAAATCGATTGATTTGGTAGATCATGTCTTTTTGCAGTGTTGAGATTTTCTTTTGGTTTAGGCCCATGATCTGTAGATGCCACGCGGTATAGGCTTGTATAATATTTCTGATGCTTAACCGTCTGGGTGTGCCGATACCAGGATGTGGTTTAGCGAGTTTAACAATGCCTAACTCTGCGTATTGCTTTAGGGCGCGTAACGGTATCTCGAATCGCTCCGACACTTCCGTAGCGGTCAGCATCGGTAGGCTATAGTTCATTGGTTGCTCCTCTATATTGTATTTCTCCGTCTATGTGGTTTCTGATTTTTTCTATGTCTTCATTGTCGAGCTTATTCGTAATGTCCTCGTTGTTCCACACTACTTTTACATCACCGGAATACTGGCACTCACCTGGCTCGTCAAAACGGGCATCGCGGTTCTCGCCTAAAACTTCAGCCGTGACCTCAACCACAATTACCATTTCATGCTCCAGTATTATTTCATCTGGCATAGGATGTCCGATTGTTTATTAAGCGCGTCCATTACGTCGTCGTGCAGCATTTTTAAATCAATTAAAATGGACGTTGGATACGTGAAAGTGGTGCTGGTGTGCCATGACACTTTTATTTCCGCATCTGAATCCACCCAGAGTGACATGTAGCGCGATGGATTGGGTTCGTTAAGGAATCGGGCAATACCGTGATTTAAAAGTTCTGCTTTGCGTGATAGCTTTTTTGGAGCTACGCCAAGCGCTTGCAAGTTCCACGCAAGTTTAGTCATCATAAGGTTGGCTATGCTGTAGCGTCGGGTCGTGCCAGTGCCGGGTCGCTGGTCGTGGTGATCGACGATCTGCAAATCGGCAAACGCAGTAAGTCTGCGAACGGGTATGCTAAACATTTGTGAAACTTGTGCCGTGCCAAGTATGGGTAGATTAAACATTATTCTGTCTCCAGGTAAGATTCTATGAACGCTTGCGCCTGGGGCGCGACGATGGCGTTGCCGTAACCGCGCAATCGCACCATTCGGGCGGAAGACCCATCAACCAACGGCTCAAGGCCGGGTTTAACTGGCCTCCACTTTTCATCTCTGCACCAGATCCAATCTGCAGCTCGCCAGTAGCCGTTAGTCGGGCCGGCCCCGTCAATGTTGCGTACGCTGTCAGTCCGTTTTGGTGGTTGTCTCTCATTCGATTGACTGCTTTCGTGCCGTCGCTTCTTGTTGCCGTCGGCCACCCCGTCAGTGTCGCAACTCTCGGCACTGTGTTTAGACGTGATTTGCCGTCCTTGCGCGTGTTGCTGTTGCTCAGATTTTTGCCCGTGTCTTTGTAATCTCTTGACGTCGCTGTTGGCCACCCCGTCAGTTGGACTGTTGTGCCAAGTTTCATTAGTCCTGGCGTTTTTTTGCCTTCCGCTTTGTGTCTCTGTTTCCGTTTTTCCACTGTCTCCAATTTCTCGCAGGTTTCGCTTGCACTGCACGTTGGCCACG